CTGTAGAAGAAGCAGGGGATGGTACCACTACTTCTACTATATTGATGCGAGCTTTATACAATGGGATTATAAGCGGAAAGGAGAAAGGATATAATGTTATTAAGATTAAGAAAGTTCTTCTTTCTATCTTGGATAATATCTTAGAAACTTTAGAAAAAGAAAGTAGAAAGATTACTACTAAAAAAGAATTACAGGATATAGCTACTTTATCTGCGAATGGAGATAAAGAACTTGGAAATATTATTGGAGAGTTAATTTTTGAAATTGGAAAGGAAGGTAAAATCTTTATTGAGGAAAATAAGACCAATAAGATAGATTATAAAATCTTAAAAGGTTCCACCATACAACATACCTTTATCTCCCCTTATATGAGAAATTACTATGGGGATAAAGCTGAGTTAAATAATCCATTAATATTTATAAGTGATATAGAGTTTTATCATAAAGAAGACCTCTACCCTATTGTAAATATAGCTGTACAAAATAATAGAGATTTACTTATTATAGCCCAAGAGGTAGATAAAGATGCTTTAACTTTTATATTACAGAATATTCAAGCGGGAGTATTAAATTGTGTGATAGTAAGACCTCCTGGGGTAGGAAATATGAGAATGTTGATGTTAAAAGATTTAGAGATTCTCTTAGGGGGAAAATCTTACACTAATCGTGAAAAAAATTCGTTAAGAATATCAGCAAATTCTTTTGGAGAAGCAGAAAAGGTAATTGTTGGGATGAATGAGACACTTATTATCAACCCTAAAGGAGAGGAGGGTTCCATTAAGGAGAGAGTTGAATTTATCAAAACCCAAATAAAAGAAGCTCCTAAAGGAATTGATGAACGTCATTTAGAGAGATTAGCTCTTTTATTTATGGGAATAGGTAAAATTTATATAGGGGGTTATACAGAGATAGAACTTAAAGAAAGAAAAGATAGAGCTGAAGATGCGGTATTAGCTGCACAATCTTCTTATAAAAAAGGATATGTACCAGGAGGAGGAAGTTTGTTTTATCGTGTAGGGGTTAAGTTATTAGAATCCTTAGAGGAAGAAACAAAAAATTTAACTGAAGAGGAAAAATTTGCAGTTGAAATATTAGCAAATGCTTTACAGGAACCTTTTAGAATCTTATCTTCAAACTCTTCTTTAGGTATAGAGAAGTCTATTGAATTACAGAATGAATACTTTGACAAAAAGGATTACTGCATTGATTTTAGAAATGAATGTATAGTAAATGGAGTAAAGAATGGGATTATTGATCCTGTAGCAGTATTGGAGAGTGCCTTAAAAAATGCTATTTCTACAGCAATATTATTGGCAACTACAGATGCAGTAATTTACTATAAAGAAAATATTTTTAACAATGCACATATAGCACACCCTGATTATGGAGAAAAAGCTTAATATAAAAATCTTGAAGTTCCTTTTGGAAGCAGCATTAAATGCTTCCAAGGAACCTCTTGATAAAGAATTAAAAAGAGCAATAAAACAGAGACTTGAAAAATGTTCAGGTTGTCCATTAATGGTTAATGGGTGGTGTTCTTCTGAAAAAACTGTAATAGTAAAGAACAAAAAGATTTCGGGATGTGGTTGTTTCATTCCTTTCAAAGCTCGTAGTTTTGATGAAGAAAACAAATGTCCACTAAATAAATGGTAATATGGGATTATTAAGTTTAGAAGACTATACTTTAAAAATTAAACCAGAGGCATTAGCTATTAGTGCCTTTAAAAAGATATGGAACCGAGATAGAAGTAAAAGTAAAAGTAACGCTATCAGGGATTTATCGTATATATACTATATGGTGGATTATAAATCGGAATTTTCTTATATATTAAATGACGAAAAGAGACACAAAGAAATTGTAAAAATATTAGATAAAGGAGATTCTTTAGTGATAGATGATGTTATGAAGGAAGCAATTGAGATTTATAAAAAAAGTCAAGAAACTTTAAGTTTACAGTTATTGAGAAATGCTCGAATCTCTTTACAAAAATTATCGGAATATATTGCTTCTATTGATTATTCGGAGAGAGATAAAAACAACCGTCCTGTTCACGATATTAAGAAAGTAAAAGATACCTTTCAAACTTTAGGCGATAGCATTGATGCGGTAGCAAAAGCAGAAGAGAAAGTTAAGAAAGAACTTCAAGCAGAGAACGAAGCAAGAGGAAAGATGGAAAAAAACGTATTTGAAGATGGATTTGAATAATGTAAATAAAGTTACCACATCATTAACAGAACAAGAATTACAAGCTCTTCCTAAATATGTTAGGGAAGAGCTTATTGACATTGTGGAGAATACTGTTTTTATACAGAACTTAATTTCTCCTGAAAGAAAGTATGCAAGAGATTTAGAAAGAGATTCTAAAGGCAGAATAAAAGTAGATATAACTAACCCTCATATATTAGAGAATACGGATTATTTTAGAGAAGCAGCCATTCATTATGAAAAGCATGGCTGCTATACTTTTGCTTATCCTTCCAAATCCCCTAACTCTCAATTTATGAGATATTGGAAAGAACAGATAAGAAGATGTTATGAAGGATATGTAAGAGAGGAAGATGGGGAATGGATTCCAGGAGACTTTTATTTCTACTTAAACTTTTCCCCTATAATCAAAGTAATCCATAAAAAGGGAAGTAAGAAAGGTAGCAGGGTTGTAGGATTCCCTGATTTCTATGACGGGGATTACTTCTACTTTCATTACTTACATCAAGCGAAGGAACAAGGAAAACATGCTGATATATTGAAAAGTAGGGGTAAAGGATATTCTTTTAAAGGAGGAGCAGGTTTAGCATATAGTTTCTTTTTAGGAGATTCTGAAGAAGCTAATAAGAATATAAAAGGATATGCTATTGCAAATGAGAAGGAATACTTAGTAAAAGACGGAATATTAAACAAGTTTGTAGATATAATTGATTTTCTTGCTGAAGCAAGCCCTTTCCCAAGGAATAGACTGAAAAATAGTCTTAATGATATGCACTGGAAGTTAGGATATTTACATAAATATCTTAATATCGAAAAGGGACTTAAGAATGAGATTATTGGAGTTACTTTAAAGAATGACCCCCAAAAAGCAAGGGGAAAGCGTGGTTCCAGAATTTATTGGGAAGAGAACGGAAAATTTCCCAATGTAACTCAAGCTTGGCAAATCGCACGCCCTTCTGTGGAAGAAGATGGTATTGCTTTCGGATTAATGGTTACTTGGGGAACTGGGGGTACCGAAGGAGCAGACTTTATTGGGGCACAGAAATTCTTCTATTCTCCTGTAGCCTATAATATTTTAGCCTTACCTAATGTATATGACAAAGGAACAGATCCTACCCAGCATAAATGTGCCTTATTCCATCCCGTTTATTTGAATATGAAAGAATGTATGGATAAAGATGGGAACTCGGATGTAATTAAAGCTCTTATAAGGGAACTCCATGCGTTAGATTTACTTATCAAAGAAACCAATGACCCTAATGAAATTATACAAGCCAAAGCGGAACGACCTATATTCCCTCAAGATGCGTTGATGAGAAAAGAAGGGAGTATTTTCCCTACAGCAGATTTAAAGGAACATTTATCGCAGATTCTCGTAAAAGAAGCTGAATTTACATCAGGGCATTTTATAGGGGATTTGGTAATAGATGCTTCGGGTCAAGTGAAATTAAACTCTGTAGCAGACAAAATGCCTATAAGAGAGTATCCTATAAAGAATAATAAGAATAAGGAAGGAGCTGTAGAAATCTACACTAAGCCTTATACAGATGCAAAAGATATTCCTTTTGGAAGATATATAGCAGGAATGGACCCCTTTGATGATGATGAAAGTAGTACTAATTCATTAGGAAGTATCTTTATAATGGATAGTGTAACTGAAAGGATTGTAGCTGAATATACAGGGAGACCGAGAACTGCTAATGAATTTTATGAGATATGTTATAGACTGTTAAAGTATTATAATGCGGTATGTAACTATGAGAATGATAAGAAAGGATTTTTTGGATATATGTCAAATAAAAATGCATTACATTATTTAAGTGATAATCCAGAGATTCTTAAAGATATGCAGATGATGAAACCTAATTACTATGGAAACAAGAAAAAAGGAACCAATTCTGGAAAAAATATTAATAGATTAGGGAGAAGATTATTAGCAGATTGGCTTATTTCTCCTGCTTATGGAGAAGAAGAATTATTAAACTTACATACTATAAGAAGTATTGGATTATTGCGTGAACTTATTTCCTGGACTCCTGATGTGAATGCCGATAGAGTTTCTGCTATGGGTATGTTAATGATTCTTAAATTAGATAGAGAAACTATGAAAGAATCTTATAAAAAAGAAATTGTGGATGAATTAGATAAATCAACTTTCTTTGGAGAACTTTTAAAAAATAATATCCATGGGGGAACCCCAAATTCTTTTTTAAGTAGATTATAACTGAAATAAATTATTAATATTGCAACTTATGTTAAAAGATTTATCTGAAAATAGCTCAATTCAATTTCCCGCCCAAAAGAAAGGGTTATCTGCAAAAAACGAACAGTGGAAGATAGACTGTATCGATGCAGGGGAATATATGAGTATTTATTCTAAGAATAAGATAAGAAAATCTTATTATAACAAAAAAATAAACTATGACCTCTACAACGATATAATTGAGGAATCAGATATTACTAAAATTGCGGATCCTTATAAATTAGGAATAAAATATCAACCAAACAAGATACAAAATTATCCTTTAATTAATCCTAAAATAGACTTATTAGTAGGGGAAGAAGCAAAGAGAACTTTTGACTGGGCAATAAGAATGACTAATGAAGCCCCTCTTATTGAAAAAAGATTAGCAGATACTAAAGAAATTAAAGAGTTTTTGGTAAAGCTTGCTAATAGTGATTTATCAGAAGAAGAAATCAAGGAAGAAATTGAAGATTTTCACCGTTATATAAATTTCACGAAGAAGGATTTCCGTGAGATGGCTGCTACCTATATATTGAAACATTTAGAGCAGCAAGAACAATTTAAGATTAAATTCAATAATGGAATGAAAGATGCACTTATAAGTGCAGAAGAGATATACCAATGGGAAATAGTTTCTGGGGAACCAAAACTTATAAAATTAAATCCCTTAAATACTCATGTAGTTTTATCGGGAGATAGTCATTATATTGAAGATGCTGATATTATAGCAATAGATGGATATTACTCTCCTGGTCAAATCCAAGATAGATATTACGACCAACTATCAGACAAAGAAATAGCTCAAATTGAGGAAGCTGTTTATGACAGATTAGGGGGAACTTCTGGAGCAGTTCCTGATGCTATATTAGACAGAAAAAGTATTTCTCTAATAGAAGATGCTATTCATAAGGTTAAAGACGCTACCGATTATTCTGAAACTCTTTCTCCAATGGATGAAGATGGAAATTTGAGGGTAGTTAAAGTATATTGGAAGAGCAAGCGAAAAATGAAAATTGTAACTGCTTATGATGCTAAAGGAAGAGAGATAAAAAAATTAATGCCTGAATATTATAAATTAGCTCCAGGGGAAACTCAAAAAATAATTTGGATAAGCGAATGGTATGAAGGACATAAGATTTACCTTCCTAATCAGAAAGCCATTTATACCAATATTAAAATTAAAGACGTACAATATAGAAACTTAAACAATCCTTCTATTTGTTATCCTGGAATTATAGGTACTATTTATACCGTAAATAATCAGCCTGCTCAGTCCTTTATGGATAAGGGAAAACCTTATCAATATCTTTATAATGTATTAATGAATAACATTGAAAGTCTTATTGCTACAAACTGGGGTAAGATTTTAAAAATTCCATTACACGAAATTCCAGACGGATGGGATGTTGATAAGTGGTTAGCTTATGCTAAAACGTTTAAAGCGGTTCCTACTGATTTATTTAAGGAAGGAAAGAAGGGAGCTGCTATAGGAAAAATAGCAGGGGGGTTGCAACAAAATGCTCCATTTTTGGACATGGAAGTTGGAAACAGTATCAACCTCTATGTACAAATGGCAGCAATGATTGAGGATAGAATCGGAATGGTCTTAGGAGTAACCCGCGCAAGAGAAGGACAAATCTCAAGAAGTGAGCTTGTTGGTAATACCGAAAGACAGGTAGTACAATCTTCCCATATAACAGAATACTATTTCTTAGAGCATGAATACTTAAAGAAACGGGTGATGTTAGCAGGAATTGAGACTGCTAAAATTGCATGGAAAGGAACTAAAAAGCTTAATGTAATATTTGATGATTTCACCAGAAAATTGGTAGAAATAGATATGGACCAAATAAGAAGCATTGAGTATGACTTAACTATTGACGGTTCCTTTAAAACTACTAAGATTAACAACCTTATAGAACAATTAGCACAAGCAGCTTTCCAAAATCAAATGATTGATTATGCTTCATTTATAGATATTCTTCAGACAGATAGTATTGCTGAAAAGAAAAGAAAACTCCAAGAGTTACAAGAACAACGTAAGAAAGAAGCACAAGAAGCTCGAAAACAAGAAATACAAGCTGCACAACAAGCAGAAGCTCAAAAACGGAAAGACGAATTTGATATTATCAAGTATAAAGAAGAGCAAGCCAATAAGAGAAAAGCTATGGAAATTAATGCTCGCTTTGCGGATAATGATAGAGACAATGATGGTATTGCCGATACCACTGAAGTACAGCAAGAACAAATTAAGAAAGAAACCAAATTAGAAGAAACTC